CTACAAGCAGCAAAAGATTTTGGTGGTACACAAGAATTTGATCCAACATTTAGCATGATGCCAGGATTAGTACCAGGTGCAGATTTATTTAAACCATCTTATGAAAGTTATGTACCTACAGAAGAAGATAGAGCAAGAGCGCAGATTGGTATTTTAAAAGGTTCAGATGCAATAGGTGATCTATCTTCCGATCTAAAGGAAGATGCAAGACCATTTTTAGAAGATGCAGGAACACGAATTGCAGATTTTCTTGATCTGGGCTATCCCTATGGTACACCTGATTACAGTACACCAATAGATCCTGCAACAGGTAAGGTTTCACCTAGAGTTCAAGATATGAGGAAAGGGACTATAGATTCCCTCTTAGAAGAAATTAAACCAGTTGATGTAAATAAAACAGAGGCTGACAGCATAGAAGAAGTAAAATTAAAGTTTGAAGGTTTAAAAGACGGAGATTTGAAAAAAGGTACAGAAGAACTTTTTGAGATTATTAAACCTGGACAAGATCCAAGAAAACCAATATCTCCTCTTGATGCTATCACTAAAAAAGAAATAGAAGATTACGATCCAGGGCTACCGGAAGATAAAAAAACAAAAGCAGATGGTCTTCTTACAGATACTGACGGAGATCCTATTAGCAGAAAACTAAACGAACCAGGGTTTTTTGGTTCTGATAATTTTTTAAACTTTCTTAGGAATGTTGGTGGTGAATTAGTAGAAACTGGACAAATGGGACCAGGGTTAGCTTCAGGAGCTGCTAAAGCAGCAGAAGAAAGAGCCGCTAGAGAGTTACTAGCAGATCAAGAAGAAAGAAAGTACGCAAGAGAAATGGAACTTGCCAGGGCAAAAGCAGAAGCCGAGTTTGCACCAGATATTATGAAGCCTGAAAAAATATTAGATTTAAACAATAACATTAAAAGAGATATAACTGACTTTCAAGGTGGTTTAGCTGGTGTAGGATTTGTTGATTACGCTATAGAAATTATTCAAGATGCACAAGATACTGGTGAAGCCGTTGGTGGTTTTGAAGGACTTGCAGCTAAAATGATAGATAAAGGTTTTGCATTTATTGGTAAGGATGTACCGTTTGATGAAATGTCAGCAGATGCCAAGGTAGAAGCTTTGACTAAAGTTGTAAAACAAAAAAATCTACAGGCCATATTAGGTGAATCCGGTAGAACCATATCAGATAAAGATAGGCAAATAATTGAAACAGTCTTTGGTGATCTTTCAGCGTTTGAAAATCCAAATTCTACACTAGGTAAGTTATTAGAATCTAGAAGAGGATTAGCAGAATCTAATGCTGAAAGGTATCAAAACATCATGACCAATAGTTCTTTCTTAGGAAGACAAGGAATAGAAGGAGGAGTTTTTTATACACAACTATTACCAAGTTTAAACAAAATATTAGGTATAGATCCGTATGCAAGTCAATCAGCAATAGCTAGAGCTAGATTTGCAGGTGGAGGCTTGGATTCTTCAATACCAACATATGATTTATAAAAAATGCAAAAGTTTAGAATAAATATTGCAGAAGGTGTTTCGCAAATAGTTGAAGCAGAAAATCCAGAAGAAGCTAGACAAAAAGTAAAAGCACAAATTGCCAAAGGTGCAATATCTCCATTTTATGACAAATTATATTTTGATTATGAAACAGGTGTTAACTATAAAGGGCTAAGATCAAAACTAGGAAGAGCTGAGACTAGCCAAGAAAAAGACAAAGTATTACGAAATTTATTTGATTCAATTAAAGGTGTCACAACAGCAGAAGATCAAGAGTCTGTTATGGAAAATAAAGTAGGTAATGAGGGTTTTACAAGAAATACAAAAGGACAACTAGCAATAACCCCAAAAGGATTAGAAGAATTAGGCTTAGACGTACAACAAAAAACATTAGCAGACGGTTCCGTAATTGATTTAAATACTATTATTGATGAAAATAGTTTTAATTTGCGTACAGGAGACTTTGCTGATTTTTCTGGTATAGCTGGACCTATTATTGGTGCTTTGACATTCTTATCACCTCAAGCAAGGGTTATAAGTGGATTAAGAGCTTTACTTGGTGGCAACAAAGTTTTGGCTAACATGTTTGCATCTGGCACAGGATCTGCCGTTGGTAAAGCTGCTGAAGAAGAAATATTTGATACACAGCAAGGATTTCAATTACAAGATAGAGATGATTTGAATAAACTATATGGAACTGAATTTCTTCTTGGTTCTATAGGACAGGGTATAGGAGAGGCCGTAGGGGGAGCTTACGGTTTAATTCTCGGTAGAAAAGCACCTCAAGGTGATGTAAGGCTTTTAGCTCAAGGAAATAAAGGTAGAGTAGTTACTGACATAATGGCTTTAGATAGACGGTTAGGAAGAAATGCAACTGAAAGAGAAATAAGATCAGCTATTAAAAAAGGTGAAGTAAACATGCTTGACTACAAGTTTATACCTTCACAAAAAACTCTTAAAAAACAATTGCCTGGTATGTCTCAGCAAATAGCAGAGACAGTCTTAGGGCCTGCTAGAGCAAAAGAAGCAAACGCATATTTATTTGGCAACCTAAACCAATTACTTAAGGCAATTGATATTCATGATATTGCATCTAGTAAATATATGAGCGAGGCAACTAAAGGTACTCTTGATGAGCAAATACAAGCTGCTAGAAATACTCTTAACTCTGAAGAACAAACCGTTACTAAAGTATTAAATAAATTGTTAAAAGATGTGCAAGAAGACGCTTTTAATGTTGGAGACATGACTAAGCTACAAGGTTTAGAAGAAGTTGGTAAAGATATTATTCAAACTTTACAAGCAGCAAGAGGTCAAGTTATAGGAACTCTTGGTAAAAAATATGATGCTGTAGATACGTTATTTGAAAAATTAATGGTAATACCTGCTAACGCAAGCAAAGAAGAACAGCTTGTTGCTGAAGCCATAAGAGACACAATTGGAAGAACACAAGCAAGGTTTTTGCAAGACGGTCAAAATATTCTTGAACAATATGTAAAGTCAAACCCTGCTTATAAAATAGCTGGAGCTAAAGATCCAGATATAAATGCTAACTTAGTAAGTCAAGTAAACACGATATTAACTGATATGGAAGAACAAGCACTTCTAGGAAAACTTACTTTAAGACAAGTAAGAAATGCACACGCTACTTTAAAAGATTATGCAGAAATGAGTATGGTTCCTACTCAACTTAGGAGAACTTTAATTCAAGTGTTAAACAAACTTGACGATAGAAGAACTGTAAATATTGATGACGCTGGAATGATGTTTGAAGGATCAAAAGGAGCCGATAGTATTTTTACAGCATTAGAAACACAAGGTGAAGTAGAATTTGCAAGAAAACTTGCTGAAACTTTAAAAACAGTTAGATCAGAAAAAACTATTCAATATCCAGAAGGTAGACTTTTGGGAGATGAATTCACTATTAACTTAGATCAACAAAAGGTTATTAACGAAGCAATAAAAAGCCTAAGAGATGCTAATAGATTATCAGCACAATTATTAGAGCCATTTGATAGGTTGGCAGTTAAAAATGTAATAGAGCAAGGTGGTAAGGGAGCTACCAACGCAGATGAGGTATATTTAAAATTAGTAGAAAAGGGTAAAGCAAAAGACTTATCAGATCTATTTAGAAACCTTAGATCTTTTGATGAATACAAAAGAGGTATTGGTCAAGCTTCTAGCAAAGAACAAGAATTAAAATCCCAACTTAGAAAAAGATTATTTTCAAATGCTGCAAGGTCAGCTACTGATACATCCGGTCCAGAGGACGTAATTGATTTTACTGCTTTTGCAAGAACCATTAAAAAGTTTGAAGGTGAGAATCAAGGTAAGTTATTAGAATTATTTCAAGATGCTGGGGGAGGAAGAAGTACAGGTAAATTGGTATTAGATTCAATCAATCAATTAGCTAAACTCAAACCAAACTTAAAACCTGCTGAAATGAACAATCTTGTAAACAACTTCACAACAGCTAACAAAGGCTTGTCTGGTAGTAATCAAGGTATTGCCTTTGTACAACAACTAAGTGAGTTAGCTAAAGCATCAGAGAAAAAATTAATATTTGAAGCTAATAAAGCTATTGTAGATCTTCCAAACAAAGGTGTTGAAGAAACCGTACAGGCAGTATTTAGACCAAGATCAGGATCTAATATACAAGTGCTAAGAGAAACTTTAAAAAACAAACCTGAAGTTTTTAAAGAAGTACAACAAGCTAGTATGCAAAAACTACTATCTAAATCTATTGACTTTAATTACAACGGTAAAGGCAACATAACAGATATATTTAAACCAGGTCAGTTGAAATCTGCTCTTGATACTTATGGTGATGAAACTTTAGAAGCTATGTTTGGTAGAGAAGTTACTCAAGGATTAAAAGACTTTCAAAGATATATAGATCTATCAACAGTTGGTGAAATTGGAAGAGGTGGAGCTGCTGGTGGATTAGTAGCAGCCGGTATAGCAGCAGGTATAGTGTTTGCTCCGTTAGCAACTTTACCTACTCTGGCTGGTTTAGCTGTTATAAGACAGTTGTTTTCTTCTCCAGGATTTGTTGGATTAATGTTAAAAACAGATAAAGGTTCAATAAGCCAAGCTATTCAAATGGCTAGAAGAGCGGCAGGTTTAGCTGGTGTAAGATATATTAATGGTGAAGCAGAAGTCATAGGATCTGAAGTAGAAAAAGTTACAAGCGAAGCCGTTAATGAAGCAGAAGAAGAAGGTGTTATTGATCAAATTAAAAAGTTAATTAAAACAACTACAGATAAAACACAAGATGCAGCAAGCCAAGCACAACAATCTTTAAGAACTACACAGGCACCAGCTCCTAGTATTCCTCTACCTGATGTATCGGGAACTCAAATGCCAACTACAAGTCCTTTATCACAAGACAGGTTGGCACTAGACGAACAGTTGTTTGGTAGGCCTTCTAGGTTAGGTTAAAAACCTATTTCGTTACGGTCCATTCCTAAAGGCTTATCTGATAAGCACACCCAATCTTCTTGCGGTATATGTATGTAAGGTTCGTTATCCTCATCATATGTAGGGTTGTCACTTACATTCATTCTTACATCATAAACAGAGTCTTTATTCCATTCATGCATGTACACACCGTCAGTCATAGCATAAACAATAATAAACGGTACTCCGGTTGCAAGTGCAAACGAGGATCCCTTTCTGAATTTATTTGTAGATATTATTAAAGTGTCGTACTTATCAAAAGTAAAGGTGCGACATTTAACCTCGCACCAATAACTTTTATCTACTGACTCTATCCAATAGTCTAATGAATAGCTTATCGGTAACTTATGACAACTAACTCCCCAAAGTCCTTCTAAAAATCCTGCTACTCTTTCCTCTCTCTTCTGATCGTCTCTTGATTCAAATGATGGTGTTTTCATGTTCACTCCTCAAAGAAGTTAGAATCAACGGCAACTAATCTTTTAGTAGGTCTACCCTTACCTCCAACTTTAATTTCAATCTCCTGGATCTCTCCAGCATTCTTTAACCGTTCAATAATCTCTTTAACTTCATATGATTTCATACTTCTAAATAGTTCGTGTCTATCTACCTCTCTTTTAGATATACCCTCACCATTCCTAGATCTAATAAAAGACAAGACTTGTTTGATCTTAGATTCTGTTGCAGAACTAGCCACCTTATCTCTACAGGCTTCAATAAACATAAGATCATAGTATCTAATGTAATCTATAGCCCATTTAGTAACGTCTGCGGTTATCTTAGTTGCATCAGCACTAGAGGCCAAAGTACAAAGCAAAGCTAATCGCATAGCCTTCTCTCTAGATCTACTGAGTAACGGTTCTAGATTATCTTTCTCTAGTATGTCTTGTCGTTTAATAATCTCTCTCGCAAAGTCTTGCAATAGTTCTTCTGACTGCTTATCAAACTCTAAAACTATTTGATTTAGATCTAACTCTGCATTATCTCTGGCGGCATCAGATAAGGTACCTTTCAGTCTACGCACATAATTAACCCAATTTACTACGTTTGTAGGCGGTTCCTTGTACCTTTTCAGGTCCCCAACACGTCTTGGTTCGTTGGATTCGACCACTACGAAGCGGTTTAAGAAGCCATCTGCTATCCTTCCGCTATTTAAAGCACCATAGAAGTTCTTAGGTACAGACAATCCAACTAATGTAATAGCTGGCTTATGTGTAACCCTGTTCATCATCTTCTCTTTAAACTCTTCTTGTACTGACATAAGAGAGTAGTTGTCTGGCCTTAATGTCCCGTGGCACCTTCCCCAAGCTTCCATAAGCGTTTGTATGCCGTCTTCTTTGTTTGTATTGCCTGCGTTACTAATAGCCTCTAATCGTTTACCAAACTCATCCATTATAGTTATTTGGGTAGGTCTTATCTTTAAGACAGAATGCACGGCTCCACTAGAGGTATATCCATCACCCACAACTAACTTTTCTTGATCAGATGCATTCAGTACAGATTCAATAAATGTCTTTATGTTTTCTTTACCTTGTCCTGATTTGGCGACACCCATAAAGTACATACTGGAGAAGTTGTTCATGTTAGTTCTATACAATCTTCCACAGGTCACACTAGCTAATGCCAAAGCACCTACAAGAGATAACTCTGGTTGTGGTACTTGTGCTATATCCTCACAAAAATCAAACATGTTCTGCAATAATCCAGGTGGTGAAAACAAATCATCAGGACGTTTTATGTTCTCGGTTGATTGTGTAAATAAAGGAGCTATCTGATTCTTACGGTCATGTGTCCTCTTTACGTTATCTACTACAGAATCAATCTCCTTCTGAGGTAATGGTGGATTATTATTCTTGTTCCAGTTCTGTAGGAACACTCTTACAAAATCTAGATTTACATTCTTAGATATAAGATACCCTGCAATCCTTGCAGCTCCATCATTCCTAGATCCTTCTAGAACTCCATCTAAAGAGAATGGTGCCGTTTGTTGACTGCTTTCAACTTTAGGTACACCTGTTATCTGTAAGTATTCTTTCTCGGTAAAGTCTGGTAGATCTGTATAGTCATATATCTTCCAGTCCGGAATCATTACAGGCTTATATACCTGACCATTAGCATGACGGTTGTATGGTGCGATAATAAGACCACCCACACCTCTAATATCTATTAATCTTTCTATAGGAGTTGTATTAGTTCGCCTTGTAGCAAACGTGGTGTAGTTTTCTGGGTTGTTATAGTAGTAGTGCATACCCTTGCCGGTAATTACTTTATACGGGCAAGCAGGCAGGTTCTTCTCTACCCAATCCATAGCTTCAGGTGAATCTGCATCTACTACGACAAACTTGCCACAGACTAGAGCTACAACTAGATTATCCCTATCTTTAAACCAAGACTCTACAAGTTCCCTTTCAGGTCTTGTTTCCTTATATTGTTCCCAGCCTTTTAAAAATGGTGGAGGTTTTTTGTTAGATCTTTGTAAAGGTACTACATTATATCCATCATCAAAATAAGCCAAAGCAATATCCAAGGACGAGTCATCCTCGGTAATATTGAGTTGGAACATGCTATTCCTGGTCTTCTAAAATATCAGATATAAGACCATATATAGATTCAAAGTCTAATCTTCCTTCTGTTGCTTTAATTATTTGTTTTGCCTGAGCTATAGACGGTTGTCTGTATCCATACCTCCAAGATTTGCAAGTAGCCTCGGAGCAACCAAAGTCTTCTGCTGCTTTCTTATGGCCCAAAAATTTTATATAACCAGATAATGAATAGTGGTCTATTTTTCTTTCTTTGTGTTTCGGTTGTACGCCCATAGTGTTTAACTCCTTAAGTTTTTTTGTTGCAATAGCTTTAGTCCTGAAGTAGTAATTTGCTATCCAAGTTTTATCATTTTGATCCTTCATATACATCTCCTAAATAATATGATTTACATATTGTAGTTTCTTGGGTTATAATTTACAAGTTCATTTTTACACATATATAAGGAGGGTAGATTATGAGCTTAAAAGATAAGATAAAAACACCAGATAAACTGGTGGACCAACAGGGAGCAAAGCTTCTCATTTATGGTCAAGCCGGAGCCGGAAAAACATACGCTACACAGAGTATGCCTGGCAACGTATTGGTTATAAGTGCGGAGGCAGGATTGCTTTCTATTAAAGACGCACCTAATGTGTCAGCTATTGAGGTTAAGAACTATGATGATTTAAGAGAGGTGTATTCCGCTCTAGCATCTGGTGAACTATCCTTTGATAGCGTGTGTTTAGACTCAGTTTCAGAGATCTCAGAGATCTTACTGGTACATGAGAAAAGCAGAAACAAAGACGGAAGAATGGCTTACCAGAACGTAAGTGAAGCCGTTACAAGTCTTATGAGATCATTTAGGGATTTAGATATGCACGTATTATTTCTTTGCAAAGAAGGTAAAGATAATAATGATGGCGTGTTTTTCTTTGGTCCCAAGATGGCAAGTAAACCTCTAGGAGATGCAATTACGTATTTCTTTGACGAGGTTTTGGCCCTACGTATTATTGACGGTCAAGATGATGACGGTAATGCTGTAGCGGAAAGGTGGTTACAAACGAGGATAGGTCAAGGCTACACAGCCAAAGATCGT